TGTTCGTGTTGTACCCCACAGAATCACGCATACCTCGCACACCTGTGATTGGTATACACCGGGTCAACATCTTAAATTTGGGGTTCTGTGTCTCGGACAAATGGGTCCTGAGTGTACGATATTTTTCCTTGACTTCGATGAGTTCCTGGGGTTCTCGTGTGTGGTGGAGTATCCACAGGTTTATCAACACAAGTATAATGAATGCGATCATCTCTTATATACAAAGATAAATTTACTATAGAGTTCTGAAATTGGATTTCCCTCGAGACCTTCCCACAATTCTAAAGTGAATCCCAATTCCTCAAGATGTGTCACAAGAAGGTCTTTGTATGCTATGGGTTCAGACCTAGGTCCATCGGCATAGAATGGGGTATCGACTAGGTGTACAAAGAGTTTCTCTCCGTAGCCCCCATTTCCGTGGGTCTTCATAAGAAAGAAGTTTCCCATCGCATCTTTGAGTGGTGTATTGAATATAATCTTTTCAGAATCTGGGATGATACCAACTAATTTGGCCCCAGGTTTCATTCTCTTTCTAATCTCTTTGATGGAACTAAAAAATCTGTCCCTCGTTTCAAATATGTAGTGAAGTGAAAAGTTGTAACACACAATATCAAACTTTCTATTTGGGCAGTTGAATATGTCACCCTCGTAGAAGTTTACGCGCATATGCATATTCTTAGCCCGTGACCGAGCCTCTACGAGCGCACTTGGCTCCGGGTCACACATACTCATATTCGCACCACACTTGTGCCATTTCTGAAGATCACCACCAAATCCACACCCAACATCCAATATTTGGTCACCCTCTCGAGTCACATATTGGATGAGGGCCCTCTTGGCGTCATTGTGGTTTCGGCGAATCTCTTCCATATGTCTTACACATTTCATTCTTTTAAGGTAACTTAAGTTGAATATGTTCACATCCAACTGGTGTCTTTGGGAGCCAATTGAAGAGATAATAATAGACGTGACCACTCCCCTCAAGAAATTTAATGGTCTCTAAATCGGAGCGACGTTGTCCCACATCAAGTGTATTAAATACATCGTACCCTTGATTTCTCGCAAGTATGAATGCATCGTTGTACACATCTCCAACGACATATAACGCATACGCTTGACGGACCGTATCCGTTCCATCCACACGGTCGTATGGAATATCATAGAAGGATATGAAGTCATCTGTATCATCACACACATATGAGTTGATGGGGAGTATCCAATGTTTGACCCATTCTTTGTCCACAACTGGGGCAATCTTAAAACCCTCAAAGTATTTGATTAATATTTTCGTCACCTTGGGAATGTCTCGGGTCACCATTCTTCTAAATTGTGAACTCCCGCGAACCTCAAAGTATTTTTCTTGTGGACGATTCGTTCTGTAAAACCCAGTCTTTATGAGTCGTTTCACATTGAGAAAACGGTGCCAGTAGGTGGACTTTATGAGTGGTGTGGGTATACGAGTCGCTGCGGTGTACACAGCTTGCCAAATCCCTTGTGTGTTGGCGATTCGTTTGATTTCACTGATAAGGATGGGTGCGAATCCCTCACTTCGATGCTTGGGGTGTACACACAAGAAATTGATTTGTACCATATCGAGAATATCCCGTTCAACTCTCACCTTTAGGGGAACACTTGAAATGTAACCAATGAGGTCCCCAGTCTCATCGTGTCTAATGCCAATACCTGACCCATTGGACGCCCACAGTAGGGTCTCTTTGGAATAGGTAAGTCTGAAGGTTTCATCGGATACGTAGTGTTCCGTGAGAAGTGTGTGTGCATCGTCGAGACTTGGTGTATCCCACGAGAATCCATTGGGGAGTGGGTGTGGTTCAGTGATAATACGTCGTTCTTTCTCAATTTCACCGGGTGTTGTATCATCACGAGGCACGGGTTGTGTATCCCAAAATCCGTGCATTTATTACTTAAGTGACATAGCTTTTAAGCTGGCTTAAAGTTTTACATATAATTATACATATAATGTCTCTCGAACAAGATTACACCACTGTCCCCGGTCAACTCTACGCGTGCCTCTCAGTCGTTGGACCAGAGGCTCCACAAAAGAATGATAAATTTGGTGTTAAGATTCGTGGTGCGTTCGCAAGCCGTGATGAAGCTGCATCCCACGCCAAGCGTCTTCAAAAGGAGGACCCAACGTTTGATATCTATGTCGTCGATATGTACAAGTGGTTATTGATTCCACCGGACCCAACGACAATTGAGGATGTGCATTACACGAATGAAAAGTTGGAAGAGATTATGCTTGGATACAAGGAGAACCAGGCGCAAGCGGCACGTTTGTTCCAAGAACGCAAGCAAGGTATGATGGATGCAAAGGTCAACTATACCCCAGGTGATGATAACTCTCGCTTCTACACCAAGCCTGATGAAGCTCCAATCTCTCACCCAGCCGAGGTTCTCGAGCGTCTCAAGAAGGAAAAGCCCGATACCCCAATGGAGGACCTTGTAAAGGAAGCGGACGCCATTGTTGCGGCTGAAGTTGAGGAACGCCGTAAGCAACGTGAAGCCCAAATGGACGCTGAGTCCTCAACGGACGCCACAATCGAGGAGACTGTGGAGGACGGTGAACCAGAAGTGTCCTCAGCATAATAAATAATCTTTAGTACTTTTAAACAGAATGTTAAATATAATCATCGCAGTCCTATTGACGAGCGCGGTCTTTATTTTGTTTTTTGAACAGAAATTGAATTTAAAAAACAAAAAAGAGGTGGAGGAGGATGTGAGTACATCCGCTGGTTTTATTGAAGATACGTACAGAGGACCATTTGTTGACCATTTCATTCCTCCTAGGTATGGGGACATTGGTTCATTTGTTGGGTACTCAGGTGTATCGGAGGATCACTGGTTGCATGGTTTTCCCCATGAAAAAGCCTAAAAGGAACACGGCGAATGCGATAATCCAAGTCGATTTATCAATGCTCGCAAAATCAAACTTTTCCTGTTGAGGCATATAGTGTTGTTGTGGTGGATACAACATCTCCGGTGGATGAAAATATTCTTGTTTATCTTCATTCATCTCTTGTTGTAAAGGGTCGATTGATGGGTCATATTCAATTGGATTCCCTATATCAGTCTCCATTTTTTAATATAGCCCCTGTTTTTTTTAAGCGTCTTCTTCCTCACTTTCCTCATCGTCGTCAACAACAAAATCTTTGAGGCTCTCATCGTCCTCATCATCCTCGTCGCTCTCATCATCTGAGTAATATTCATCTTCGGTGTCTATGTCTGAATCAATATCAGTGTCGTGTTCGTCCTCCGCGTAATCATCTTCAATCACAGTTTCGGTGGGTTTAAAGAGTTCTGGCTTCTTCACTTGACGTCCTGAGCGTGTTCTGGTATTCACCATTACAATACTAAAGGTACTATTGTTTAAGTGTCTTTTGGGGGTATAATATGTTCAAAACACTTGTTCCAAGTACGTGTGTTTTACTTTTGGGTTTATTCTTACCATCCTTACATACTGGACACTTTTGAGCTATACAATTCTTCTGTATCGTGTACGACATATGTACATCTTCCCCGTGTTCACCCCTAATTCTCTCACAGTATCTAGATGTCGTGAGTGCGAGAAACGAGGTTTTGAGTTTTGAAATACTCACAACACGTACCCCACTACCCATCGTCATATGTTTCTGAATATAAGTCTCAAGATGGGGTTTCACCTCCGATTGTTTGATTTGGGGTGCCTCCTCAAACTTTTTGATGTCTGGACACCTTTGAATATCAGACTTCTTTGGGTACAACATATCCACAATTTGAGGTGAAAGGTGGTGTTTGCGACCACAAAAGTCCTTACAGAACCCATCTCGGCGTCCTCGTAGAGTCTCACACCTACAGAAACACTTTTGTAAAATCTCTCGACCACTGATGATAAACCAGACGTGATTAGAACTATGTGCACGTTTGAGGTTTTCACAATATTTCGATGTTGTAGAGACTAAATATGTATCTTTGTGTTTGAACATCTTTGTAATCGTGGCGCCCCCTTGACCATCCATATTGTCTTGAACAAACCGCTCGACGAGACTCCTCAACGCCTCATCCTCCACTTCATCTCGAGTTTGGGCTGACGTAAACGACCCCTCCTTAATCGTTGCGGAGGGTGGTTCAATGGTCATATACTCCTCAGAATCTGTGCGTACAGAGGACATATTGAGAATATCTACATCTGGGTCTTGTCCAATTCTAAGGAGTGTACTCAAAGGTCCACACTTGTACACAAACACGGGGAGGTACGCAACCTGTACGACTTTACCCGTCCCTTTACATGTCTCACACCCTTGGCCTGAGCACACCTCGTGTTTTGCAAGTTTATAGGACCACGGCATTCGGAGACCACTCCCCTTTGTCTTTCGCGTCAAACTTCCATACACGGAGGCGTCTATAATCTCATTCCAATCCATAGACCCCTTCGCCGTGGAGAGGACCACAAGTATATGTTCCCTGAGGGCGAGGGCCGAGGCTTGGTTCACAACAAACCCCGGCCAATTGAGGTGAATACCAGTCTTCGTGAGTGTACCAGACTTCTTTGGGGGTGAGACGGAGATGAGACACTCCTTACCCCCGTGACGCTTCACTTTATCACAAATGATTTTACATACATCTTGGATTTCCTCAATTGTGAGGGCGTGTTCATCTTTGTAGTCGATGTCCACAAAGAAGTTATAGTTTGGACTCTTCTGCTCGACGACGAACAGTTTTTCACCGGCGCGAACAGCCTCTATATACTTCTCGTGAAACTCATTCAATCTATCGAAAGGCACGGAAAGGACACCACCGTCCATGAGCACATGCGATAGATTGGTTGCATTGTTAAATTTCTCTCGGATGCACCAATTTTTAAACATACCTTTGTATTGCGTCTACCCTCTAAACCACCGTGTGAAGGATATATCTGGATACTCCTGGGTCTCCTCAAGTTCCTTCTTAATCGTGAGGAGTTCGTAGACGGTCTTCTCTTCATTCTCCGTGACCCACGCCTCAATCTCCTCTGGACAGAGGCCTCTATTCGTGTCGAGGAGTTCTCTAATCTGCATTAAGATGTAAGCCTTTGACTTCATTCTATTTTATAGAGAATGTTTTTCTATTGAGAGAAGTTACACACGAGTAAAATTCAGGATTCTTAATAATGTTATCAATAATAAGTTTCCATCGTTTGCGTGTATTGAACTCCTCGAGGGTATCAAAACTCATATAGTCATTCTCATCAAATGTCTTCTTTATCGGTAATTTTTGGAGCTTCTTGAGGTTCGTCTTTTGCTTCTCCTCATAAAACTTTTTTATCATTGCTTGTTGGTCCTGTCGTGTGTAGTTCACGAAGAAGACGTACACATTATATTCAAGGTCCACGGTGGGACTCTCCTTTACTGTAAACTTAAACTCCGTATACTCACCATTCTTGAGGGCAACTACACCCCGAGTCTCTTCCTCAAGTTCCCTGAGGGCACACCTCAAGGGGTTAAAAATTTCCCGTCGTCTACACCCGCCTGTAACAAATATCCAATCCTTAAATCGTCGGTCCCTCACCGTGAGGAATTTGGGCTTTTC